GTTTTTATGTTCCTGGATATAAGTTCATGCCTGCATACCGTAATAGGGTATGGGACGGTAAGATTCGCTTATTTAGTAGAGCTACTCAAGAATTGCCTGTTGGTTTATACTATCATCTACATACTTTTTGCACACAACGTGGATATATACTAGAATCTTTAGATTCAAAATATGGTAAACCAAATGATAGAAATGACATCAAACGAGATGATCTTAGGTTATTTTGCAGCGAGCTTAATCTTCCTTTCGATCTTCGTGATTATCAGTTCGATTGTGTTGGAGAAGCTCTCACAAGGAAAAGAGCGATCTTACTCAGCCCCACCGGATCAGGAAAATCCCTCATAATTTATGCAACCATTCGTTATTGGTTGCAAAGACTCACTGATGGTAGGAGTTATCCTAAAGGTGGTAGAGTCCTCGTAATTGTGCCTACAACTTCGTTGGTTGAACAGATGCATAGTGATTTCATTAATTATGGATGGGATGCACGTGCTTTGCATAAGATTTATTCAGGTAAAGATAAGGATAATATCAACGCTGCTTGTGTAATCACAACTTGGCAATCTGTACATAGACTCAAGAAAGAATGGTTCGAACAATTTGGCTGTGTTATAGGAGATGAATGTCATGGATTTAAGTCTAAGTCTTTGATGACCATCATGAATAAATGTACAGAAGCTGGCTATAGATTTGGAACTACAGGAACACTAGACGGAGCTCAAACACATGAACTCGTACTCCAAGGTTTATTCGGTAAAATATACCGCGTTACCACAACAAAGTCATTACAAGATAACAATACTCTCGCCCGCCTCGAAATTAAACGAATCTTACTTACATACCCAGAAAAAATACGTAAGGAGTTTGGTAAACAATCATATCAGGATGAGATCGACTTCATTGTATCCAATGAGAAGCGCAATAGATTCATACGAAATTTAGCTCTTGATATGAAAGGTAATACACTTGTTCTATATAACTATGTAGAGAAACATGGTAAACCACTATTTAATATGATACAAGACGGTGCTTCAGACGATCGAAAGGTATTTTTTGTATCAGGAGACGTTGGTGCTACTGACAGAGAAGCCATACGTGGTATCGTTGAGAAACAAAAGGATGCCATACTTGTAGCATCTCTCGGTACTTTTTCAACAGGTATAAATATAAAAGAGTTACATAATATTATTTTTGCGTCACCGTCAAAATCACAAATACGGGTACTGCAATCAATAGGGAGAGGTTTAAGAAAAAGTACTGAAGATATAACTACAAAGTTATATGATATATCAGACGATATCAGTTGGAAATCACGGCAAAATTATTGTTTATTACATGCTAATGAAAGACTTAAGATTTATGAAAATGAACAGTTTGAACACAAAACATATAAGGTAAACATATGAACCTAAAACAATTTAAACTGACAAATGATGAGGAGATTATTTGCGAGGTACTAGACGCTGATGCACCTGATGCAAGTGTAGTCATACGTAAAGTCTTAAAATTAATGTGTATAGACGACTTTGATCGTAATGTAAGGTACTATTCATTTAAACCATGGATGTCCTTTACAGACGATATTGATGGTTTACAGACTTTAAATGCTGGTCACATCGTCGGTCAAATGAATCCTTCGGTAACGTTAGCGTTACACTATGCACAAGCAGTGAAAGAAGTTGAGTCAGGTATGAAAACAAGTAAAGTCTTAAGTCTAGACGAGGTTCTAAAGGAAATTGATATCGAAGAATTAACAGAAGAAGAGATGGATGAATATTTGAAAGATAAGTTTTCTTCACAAGAAGACGATATTTTAGATTCTGCAGATCCTAAAATTATTCAGTTTAAACCTCGAGGAACATTTCATTAGTACCTTCTCTCCCTCCGGGATTACATCTTATTATACCATACTTCGCGCGTTTTGTAAACCCTAAAAACGCACATAAATAAGTATTTACATTACATACATTTTGTGGTATAATAGCTATATTATGAAAGGAATAAATATGGCACGAACTAAGAGAGCAAGCATTCATTATGTGAATAACGCCGACTTTTCTCAAGCTGTGGTAGAATACGTAGCAAAGGTTCAAGAAGCCAAGAAAAAACAAGAACAACTCCCTATCGTACCTGATTATATTGCTCAGTGTTTCCTTCGAATCGCTGAAGGTTTGTCTCACAAATCTAATTTTATTCGCTACACATATCGCGAAGAGATGGTCATGGATGCAGTTGAAAATTGTTTGAAGGCTATCGAAAACTATAATCTCGAAGCTGCTACAAGAACTGGTAAGCCTAATGCTTTTGCATATTTTACACAGATTACATGGTATGCATTCTTACGGCGTATCGCTAAAGAGAAAAAACAACAAGACATCAAGATTAAATACTTAACCAAATCTGGTATCGAAAACTTTATTGATAATGAATTAGGGGATGAGACATCTACTCAAGTGGTTGGAGCATTCGTAGACACATTACGAGAACGCATTGAACGAGTACGATACGTAGATAATGAAATGAAGGAAATTGTGAAAGAGGAAAAGAAGAAGCGAAAGAAAACCGCAGACTCTGATCTCCTTGGATTTATGACATGAAAGTAGCAGTATTAAATGACACGCATTGTGGTATCCGTAACTCATCCGAAGTCTTCCTCGAAAACGCAGCAAAGTTTTACTCAGAAGTATTCTTTCCTTACTGTGAACAACACGAGATCACACAGATCGTGCACTTGGGAGACTATTATGATCACAGGAAATTTGTCAACTTCAAAGCCCTTAACCATAATCGAAAACACTTCTTAGATCCACTTCGTAAAAATGGTATGCAAATGGATATTATTCCTGGCAACCATGATACGTACTTTAAAAACACCAATGATCTAAACTCTTTGAAAGAACTATTAGGTCACTATATGAATGAAGTGCATATTATCATGGAGCCTACGGTCATGGAATATGGTTCATTGAAGATGGCACTCTTACCGTGGATCAATTCAGAAAACTATACTTCGAGTATGAACTTCGTTAGAGAATGTAAAGCCGATTGGTTAGGTGGTCATCTAGAGTTATCAGGATTTGAGGTGATGCGTGGTTTAAAGAACGAACATGGTCAAGATCCTGCGCCGTTCAAAAAGTTTGAGATGGTATTGAGTGGTCACTATCATGCAGGTTCTCAACAAGATAACATAATGTATTTAGGTACACAAATGGAGTTTTTCTGGTCAGATGCACATGATCCGAAGGGTTTCCATGTCATCGATACTGAAACCCGAGAGATAGAAAAAATACATAATCCGCACACTTTGTATGAAAAAGTGGTGTACAATGATGACGAAACAGATTATAATACTGTAGATGTTAGCCACTTTGACAAGAAGTTTGTTAAGGTTGTAGTAGTAAACAAGAAAGACGTATTTACTTTCGATAGGTTTATCGATCGTATTCAGAACCAAGACATCCATGAATTAAAGATTGCAGAGAATTTTAATGAATTCATGGGAGAAAACGTAGAGGACGAGAGTATTAGTTTCGACGATACAACTGAAATCGTTGATTCCTATATTGATGCTGTAGAAACAGATCTTGATAAGAATCGTATCAAAAACAATTTCCGTGAATTGATGACAGAAGCACAAGCTCTTGAGATTGCATGATTATATTTAAGAAGTTACGTTATAAAAATTTCCTTTCATCAGGAGATAACTTCACTCAAATTGATTTGAATAAGAATAAAACCACACTCGTAGTTGGTACTAATGGTGCTGGTAAATCCACCATGCTTGATGCATTGTCATTTGCATTGTTTGGCAAGCCACACAGAAATATCAACAAGCCTCAATTGGTAAACTCTATCAATGGTAGACAGTGTTTGGTAGAAGCGGAGTTTGATATCGGTAAAGCACAATTTAAAGTGGTGCGTGGTATCAAGCCCAATACATTTGAAATCTGGAAGAATGGTACGATGATTAACCAATCGTCACATTCCAAGGAATATCAGAAGATCCTCGAACAAAATATCTTGAAGCTAAATCATAAATCGTTTCATCAAGTGGTAGTTCTTGGCTCCTCATCTTTCATACCATTTATGCAACTCTCTGCATGGGTTAGACGAGAGGTAATCGAGGATCTTCTCGATATCAATGTCTTTTCGAAGATGAACGTTTTATTAAGAGAAAAGACTAACACTCTTAAAGAAAAATTAAAAGAGATTGAACATCAACAAGAAATTACTAAAACAAAAATCAGTACACAATTAAAATACATTGCAGATATTACAGCATTAACAGAAGAGAATAAAAAACAATATGAATCTAAGATACATGCATCGCAGAGTGTCATCGATGAATTACAGGCTAAGAATAGTGAGCTTAGCATCGGACTCGATGAATCTGTATCAGAAGCCGAACAAAGGTTGGGACTGTTATCGGATAGGAAACAGGGTTTACTCCTCAGAGGCCAAGATCGGCAATCGACTATCCGCGACCTCAGCAAGCGGATCACCTTTTTCGAAGAGAATGAAACGTGTCCCGTATGCGACCAAGCCATTTCAGACGGCCATAAACATGAGATTTTACTATCGACACAAGCAGATAGGGATCGGTGGAAGGCAGAGATTAAACAAATCGGCGAGGAAGGCCAAGGAGTGGAATCGGAGATTAGCGAACAGACTAGCTTACTTTCAACGCTTCGAGATCGGGTACATCAACTCGCTGCCAACTCGCAAGAGATTTCACGAATTCAAAAGGACATTCGTTCTTACCAAGAACATATAGAAAAAGAAGTTAGCGTTGATCTTAAGAAGGCCAATGCAGACTTAAGAATATATAATGATGACAAGACAAGTTTATTAGAAGAGAAGCTAAAGTTATCAGAGCAGTTTAACTATAATACTGTTATCTCTGAAATGCTGAAAGATACTGGTATCAAGACGAAGATCATCAAGCAGTATCTTCCAGTAATGAATAACCTTGTTAATAAGTATTTGCAAGTGCTTGACTTCTTCGTTCACTTCAACTTAGATGAGTCATTCAACGAAACGATTCGGTCTCGCCATCGTGATGAGTTTACTTATCCTTCGTTTTCTGAAGGTGAAAAACAACGTATCGACTTGGCACTTCTCTTTACTTGGCGACAGATCGCTAAGATGAAGAACAGTGTAGCTACAAACCTATTGATCCTTGACGAGACATTCGATTCTTCTCTTGACCACGAAGGTATCGAAAACTTATTGAAGATCTTACATACACTTGACGATGATACCAATGTCTTTGTCATATCTCATAAGGGCGAAGTCCTTGATGGAAAGTTTAATACTAAAATTGAATTTAAGAAAGAAAAGAATTTTAGTAAAATGGTTGCATAGTATGTACTTTGCTATGTACATGTGGTATAATAACTACTATATAATGATAATGAGGATGTATAATGGAACTTACTAATAATACTGTTAATGTCTTGAAAAACTTTTCGAGCATTAACCAAAACTTAATGATCCGTGATGGTAATACTCTTAAGACTATCTCAGAAGCAAAGAACGTACTTGCTACTGCAGTAGTTGAAGAACAGTTTCCACAACCATTCGGAATCTATGACCTTAACGAATTTATCGGTGTGCTTGGTCTTGTCGACCAACCCCGTCTCAAGTTTGAAGATGAGTCTGTCACCATCGGTGATTCGACTGGTCGTTCAAAGGTTAGGTACTTCTATTCGCCAGAAGAAACCCTAACAACACCACAAAAAGATATTAACATGCCTGAGGCTGAAGTTAAATTCTCCCTTGATAATGACACTCTCAATAAAGTAAAGAGAGCAGCATCTACACTGGGTCATAGTGAGATGTCTGTGTCAGCCAATTCAGGTAGTCTATCCCTTTCTGTGGTTGAATCACAAAACTCTACATCAAACGCGTTTTCGATCGATATCGATGGAGAGTACACTACAGAAAACTTTAATTTCATTATGAGCATTGCTAATCTTAAGATGATCCCTGGAGATTATGATGTTGAGATGTCATCAAAGTTTATTTCGCGGTTCAAGCATAAAGAAATGAACGTTCAATATTGGATCGCTCTTGAAAAATCATCTACCTTCGGAGGTTAATAATGGCTGATAAGCAAAAAGTAGATCAATTGATGGATCTAGGTAATAAAGTAGCACGTAGCACTGTAGCAGTGGTTGATGCTGTTACGCAACGTGGTGGGTTCAAAGGCGAAGAACTCTCTACTATTGGTACTCTACGTGACCAGGCTGTACAGCTTGTACAGACAGTTGAACAGATGCAGGCTGACGCTGAGTTTGAAGAAGACGAAGAAGAAGAGGCTGCAGCATAACATTTACAATTAGCTCAAACTGTGGTATAATATTTTTTTGTAATGGAGCATGTAAATGTCTGAATATCTTTGGGTCGAAAAATATCGCCCACGTAAAATCGCTGACACTATCTTACCAGATAGTTTAAAGCAAACCTTTCAAAAACTAGTAGATACTGGTGAATTGCCTAATATGCTATTCACTGGTACTGCTGGTCTTGGAAAAACAACAGTTGCTCGAGCATTGTGCAACGAACTTGGTGTTGATTACATCCTCATCAATGGTTCTGAAGAAGGCAATATTGATACCCTTCGTACCAAGATCAAGCAATTCGCGAGCACAGTTTCGTTGCAGGGTGGCTACAAAGTGGTCATCCTCGACGAGGCCGATTACTTAAACCCGCAGTCTACACAACCGGCTCTTCGTGGATTTATCGAAGAGTTTTCAAATAACTGTAGATTTATCCTCACATGTAATTTTAAGAATCGCATCATTGAACCACTACACTCTCGGTGCGGTGTATATGAATTCAACACCTCAAAGAAGGACATGGCTGTACTTGCGCAATCGTTCTTTGAGCGAGCTAAATATATTTTAACTGAAGAAGGAGTAGAGTTTAATGAAAAGTCTCTTCCACCGATTATTATCAAGCATGCTCCAGATTGGCGGAGGATCATCAATGAGCTTCAAAGAAGTTCTATTTTGGGGCCTTTGGTTGGGCATGTTGATGTTTCTATTGGAGCGTTTGATGATCTATTCTCTATCCTAAAGGATAAAGATTTCAAAAAAATGCGGTCATGGGTTGTTAATAATATAGATACAGACGCTGCAGCGATATTTCGCGGCATCTATGACAAGATGAGTGATAAGGTTGAGCCAGCGTCGATACCTCAACTCGTGCTTATCTTGGCAGATTATCAATATAAAAATGCCTTCGTTGCTGATCATGAGCTTAACGTAGTGGCATGTATGACAGAGATAATGGCTAATGTCAACTTCAAAAATTAAACTCACACTCTATACTCAACCGCTGTGTAATTATTGTGATGTTATGAAGATGAAGTTAAAAGAATGGGGCTATGACTTTGAGGTTGTAAATATAAAAGACAACGCTCAAGCTCTCGCATTCCTTCGTCTTAAGAATCACAGAACTGTTCCACAACTTTATTGGAATGGTACACACCTCAATAAAGTTGATACTTTAGAGTTTACACAAGATATGCTAGAAGAACAATTGGACTGGGATAATTATGTTGGCGGCGTGGAGAGCTTTAGATAGGACTGATAAGACAAGTCTTATACTCACATTTCAAGTTGCTATTATTTCTAGCTTTTTTCTATCCTTTGATGGTATGGTACTAATATGCATACCACTTTATATCTTCCTTCGTTATGTACAAAGACCGTGGAGTAAATACGATGACAAATCCATTCCAATATTTGAACGCCATAAACACGAGCAAACGCGACGTCATGATTGATGATATCGCTGAAAAGAACTATAATCCATTTATGGTAAATCGCGGCCTATCTTATTTTCATGATACCGTACTTATGGCCAATGAAATGAATCGTTGGCACCACATCGACCATCGTTTACAATTCGATTTTTTTATAAATATAATACGTAAACGGAAAAGGTTCTCTAAATGGCTGAAACCTGAAACCGTAAGTGACGTGGAAGTAGTTAAGGAATATTATGGCTATAGCAATGAAAAAGCCCGCCAAGCCTTAACCCTTCTCACATCTGAACAAATTGATGAATTAAAAAAGAAGGTTTACAAAGGTGGAAGAAAATAAAATAGTTGAGTGGACACCAGCCTCTATGTTAGAGGTCACGCTGAACGAACCAGACGATTTCCTAAAAGTTCGCGAAACACTCACACGTATCGGTGTCGCATCCCGTAAAGATCAAAAGCTTTATCAATCATGTCATATCTTGCATAAACAAGGTCGATATTTTATCGTACACTTCAAGGAATTGTTTTTGTTAGACGGTAAGAAGTCTAACCTTGAAGAAAATGATATCGCTCGTAGAAACACTATCGCTCAACTTATGAGTGATTGGGGCTTGATTAGTTTACAAGCTACAAAGAAGATTGAACCATTAGCACCAATGAGACAAATTAAAATCATTCCATATAAAGAAAAGAATGAATGGGAATTGTGTCCTAAATATAATATTGGAAATACAAAATGAAAATAGTGAAAGTAAATGATGATCTCATTGAAGGTCATACACTCTACGATTATCGAGGCCAAAACCTTGATGTCGGGGTTGTAGTACCTGATTGTGATGGTAATTCTATCGCACTAATCTTAAAAACACCTGACGGTCAAAGATTATCGTGTGATATGCAATATGTAACTGTAGTAGAATAATATTTTACACAGAGGGTTTAAATTTACGGATTGAACCACTATATATAATGTAGAGATGCCGATAGTCGGATCTCATTAAAACCTTGCTAGTCATAGGAGGTAAACATGACTGGAACTTATGCGTTCCCAAGAAATGTATTCTTGGGTTTCGATCACATCTTCAACGAACTCGATAATATCAGCAAAGCAGCAAATGATTCCTATCCGCCGCATAATGTGGTGAAGGAAGATGACATGCAATATGTCATTGAGCTAGCTGTAGCGGGATTTGGAGAAGGTGACATTTCAATCGAATTGAAAGACCATATTCTTACTATCGATGGTAATCGCGATAAACGTCGTGAACAAGATAAGTATGTACATAAGGGTATTTCAGCTCGAAAGTTTAAGAAGTCATTCAGACTGTCCGAATATACGGAAGTAACTGGAGCAGAACTGAAGGATGGCATACTGTCCGTTGGATTGGAGGTAGTCCTTCCTGAAGAGAAGCGTCCCCAAATGATTACAATTAACAGTCATAAGGGGAAAACTGATGACAGCACTAGCACTAAGAGGCTATTCTCTCGTACGTAACGGATTCATTGCTGCATTCGCATCATGGATCATTGGTCACCTAAACGCAGTTGGTAGAGCGATTCAAGTTTCTAGACAAATAGAAGTGAATCAACGTCTCGCACATCAACTACGTCACGAATATCCACATGAGGATTATGCAGGTATCCTTGCTATCCTTAATGATAAGACATTAAAGGAGTACTACAAATGATTGCAGCACTCAAAAAAATGTTAAAGATCGATATGGCTAAGGACGCACCTTTACTTAAATATCGTGAATCACAATATACTCTTGCAGAACTTGAGC